CCGCGTATTTTACTGGACTTCGGGCGACGCTAATTATCAAAGGGAATAGGATAATGGACACCTTATTGAAATGGATCATGGCTGTGGTGGGGGGCTTGCTGTCGTTGTTCGCTCCCGTGACGCCGCTTGTGCTCTGCGCCTTGACATTCGTCATGATAGACTTCGTGATGGGTATACTGGCCGGGCGCAAGAGGGCGGCTCGGCAGCATAAGGACTGGTATTTCTCCAGCGACAAGGCGTGGAAAACGGTCATCAAACTTACGTGCATTGTCGTTGGGATCGGCATGTGCCACCTTATAGACACTCAAATCCTCGACTTCATGAACTTGCACCTGGCCAAGCTCTTCACGGGCATGGTGTGCGGCATCGAAATGTGGTCGTATCTGGAGAATGCCATGGAAATATCTGACGCTCCGGTATTCCGATCCCTCCAAAAATACGTGGGAAAGAAGATGAAGGATGAAACAGGGATAGATATTGAAAGTGTCGAACCAAATAAAACTGAAAAATTATGAGTGTTGTTATCGAGGGAGGGAGCGCCAACACCTCCTTTATATACGTATGCGGCGTGCGGATGCCGGCGTTATATAGGGCCCGCATCGCTAACGTACGTGTCGCCAACGGCAGACAAATAGTCGTCGAGCCGATATTGCCGGGGGGGGGCTCCGTCCTACTCCAGGCAGATTACCTCGACTTTGAAATCAATGACCTCGTTATAGCCGACCACGCGGCCGACTACACGCCCGAGGATGTCGTAAACCTGCTCAA